ATAATATATAAGAGATAATACTATAGTATTACCGCTAAAGTGCCATTATCTTGTAAAATAGTACTACCTACGTGAATAAATACTATAAATAAGTACTACTTACGTGAATTAACCCTGTAAACTACCTACGTGAATGATATCTTTAATATATTACGTACGTGAATGGCATATAATAAAAGATAATTGAACTACCTACGTGAATTACCTACGTGAATGTCCTTAAAAAATATACTTCTGAACTACCTGCGTGAATTCACCTATAAATAATAATTTTAGACACAAAAAAAACCCCCAGATTTCTCCGGGGGTCTCTTGGTTTATTGTTAATAACCGGCTTCTGGGTCAAGTCCTACGCTTTGGCGATTAAGTCTTTAATCTGCCTACTTAATGAATTGCCTTTTTTTGTACCAAATAAACGGCAAAGTGCGAATCTTAATTCGTTTTCATCGGTTGCCATCTTTTTCAGTAACGCCAGCATTTCCGGCGCATTCGAAATCAGGTTGGCGTTGGCTAAACAATCAGTTTGGCAGATTATCTTTCCACCATTGCGTTGGTTAGTTACAATGGTTCTGTCATCTTTCGTAAGGTGGACTTCCCATTTTCCTTTTCTTTTTGTTTTCATTTTACTTTCCTCTCTGGGGGGCGTTAGCCCCCCGTTTGGTTTTTTATTTACAGTCCGCAAGCTTCTCTGAAAACTTCTGGTTTGAAGTTCGGATTGTCTCGTTTGAACATAGCGCATAAGTCATTTATAACTGTTTTAAATGACCAATGCTCTGGGTAGTTGCATTCCTTCATTATCTTAGCTATTTCGCGGTAGTGTTTACGACTCATTTAATGCCTCCGCTTTGGCGATTATTGAGTTCATTTCTTTCAAAACCGCTTTTGTGTGGTCTTTGCGCTCGATATGGCTGTAAGTACCTCGCTCGGTTTTGAAACCGTTACCGCAAACTTTACAAGTCCAATAGTAAGGGCGGTTTCTACAGCTAAAATCAAACATATTGATTTCAGCTTGTAGCTGTGTCATCGATTTACTCATGATGCCTCCTTCTTTGATTGGCTTTACTGACATTGTTATCACCTCTTTAAGATGTGAGGGGGGTTTTGACGCCCCCCTCGGGTTAAGTGATTAGGATACTCTGTGAGTTGATTTTTTGATTGTTGCTCCGTTTCGCATCCATCCTGTCACGTTCAATCTATCAACACCAGACACTACATAACTACTGCCTGATATATCATTCATAATCCAGACGAGAGCATAGTCTCGTTCCCCTGTCAATGAATCGATTGTAGGTGTAACTGTAATAGACTCATTCTCTGGAGCAATAGTAATTGAGTGTTCAACTCCATCTTCTTTCCAAGTAATCAACATATTATTTACCTTTCTTAAAGACTCTAAATAATTTATTGGGTGCTGTCCCTTGGGACACCCTCAAGACTTGGGGCAGGACTATTCCCTACCAGTCACACCACCCACCCGGGAGGCGACCAAGTCATCACATTGTCAAGAAGCTATACCGTACACATATGACAGGGAAGAAAGTTCCCAAGTATTTTAAAATAGTTCCATCACCCTCGAGAAATAAACAATAATAGTGTGAAACTTTGGGAGATTTGCACCAGATATTTCAACCTGAGCCATTCGACATTGACTTTTTCAACCCCGTTTATTTCAACCTAAAAGGCTTTGGGGGGGCGTACCACATAAATAAAAGACACACGCGCATATATATATTATTTTTTAGAAGTTTTTGAAAGTTTGAGGTGGGGGAGGATTATCCACCTATTCAAATTCTCTATAGTGTATATAGTGTTTATATGTTCATATGAGAGGACAAATGAACAAATGAACAACATATACATTGGAGGATTCGCGGGTACTATTCTACTATTTCGCGGTACTATACTTACTATACTTAATACTTACTATACTTAATACTTACTATACTTAATATATACTATACTCTTCTTTTTTTTAATATTATAATATTATACTATAGTACTATTATAGTATATAGTAAGTACTTAATATATTAATATACTAATAATATTATTTACTGTCTCAACCGACATTTGAATTTATTTGATTTGACCTATATAAGTCAACACTTATTTTCATCTTGTTTAAAAATATAAAATAATAGTATATTCTGACCATGGAAACCAACCCCAGCATTGATATTTTAGACTTAGGCCCTGCGATAGACACCCTGAAGTCATTGGCCTGCAAGTTCCGAGAGTCTGGGGATTATGCCTATATGATGGAGATACTGCTATTAATTGATGAGATTGAGTCTCCGGTCTTGATTGAGCTGATTGAGCCCACCTTTATCAAGGCTGAGGCGTAGTGTGTATGTAAAGACCATTAGTGGTGTTGATTACCACTTATATGAGGATGAGGCAGAATTCCGCAAACACCACAATAAAGAAGAATTAAAGGGTGATTGGCGTAAAGCACAAGAGGGAGAGTGGGCTTTAAGCGATGATGGGCAGGTATTCAGTGTATTGAGGCGTGCGGTCATGTATAGTAATCAATATCATCAGGATACGGATTACATTCGTACATTACTTGGCACGGTATTTGTTGTAGATGGGGCAAAGCTTTCTGGTGAACCGGCGGCAGACATCTATACATTTACCAAATACAAGACCAGTAGGTACCTTTCTGCCCGTGAGAAGCTCTTTGCCAAGATGGTTGCTATGGGTCGGGACGCTACTGACGCCTATTTGACGGTATATAAGACAAAGAACCGGCGTTATGCGATAAACCGTTCTAAGATTTTACTAAGACAAAAGAGGATAAGAACATTGATTAACAAAGAAGTGGAAGAGTTGATGAGTGATTTAGGTATTACCAAGACCTATTTGCTCGAGAACGCTAAATCAGTGGTGGATAAGGCAGGTGTGCGGGACGGGGATAAGCTTCGGGCACTGGAAACATTGATGAAGATATCTGGATTATTGTCTACTGATAAGAAATCAGACTCCATTGCACTCATACAGGAGTTCACTGGTTTCACTAAAGATAAGCTTAAAGCCTTTGAGTCGGGGCTAATTGAAGAAAATGCGTCTCAATAGGAAGATATGGCAATATCCTAAGCAAATACGCTGGGGTAGTGTCATTTACAAGATTAAACTGATTAGGAGCAATTATGCCTAAAGTAGGTAAAAAGAAGTTCGCTTACACTAAAGCCGGAAAAAAGGCAGCTAAGAAGTATGCCAAGAAGGTTGGTAAGAGAAAAAAGAAATAATGCCTAATAAGGCCGCCAAGGCGAGGAAGCGTTTAAGGAAGAAACTAACAATTGAAAACAAAAGACGTAAAAGAGGAATTATCAAGGCGAGAAAGATTGCCCGGAAAGAGTGGGAAGCAGAAGAAGATAGAGACATTTAGCGTTATCCCACCCCCGGAAGAGATGGCTCGCCGGGATGAGATACTTACTAAGTCATATCAAGACCTGTTGTTCTTCGGAAGGGCCTTTCTACCCAAAGACTTCATGTATAAGAGTGCTTCGCCCTCTTGTCACTATACCGTATCCAAAAGACTCATCTCTACCAAACCGGGGGAGCGTCTTTGTATTATACTTCCCCGTGGCTTTGGCAAGTCTATTCTATCTAAATCAGCTATTTTACATAAACTTTGCTTTGCTGGTGAGGACGACCAGAACTTTATTGCTTGGGTATCAGAAGAACAGGGTCAGGCCATTGACCACTTGAAATATATGCGTTACCACCTTGAAACCAATAAAAAGATTAAATACTACTTTGGAAACATGGATGGCGGTATTATGGGCAAAAGGTGGACGGAGAAAGATTTAGTGACTCCCAAGGGCGATAGAATCATAGCCAAAGGTACAAGCCAGCGTCTAAGGGGTCGTGCTGAGGTGGATGTGAGGTATACTGGTATCATATTAGACGATTTCGAGTCTGAGTTAAATACCAAGACACCGGAGCGCCGCTCTGAGATTAAGAAGTGGGTAGTATCTACAATCTATCCTGCTTTAGAGGAATCGCCCGGTAATGAGGGCTGGATATGGCTGGCCGGTACTATTGTTCATTATGATAGTTTCCTGCAAATGACATATGATGGATATAAAAGAGCCAAGAAGGACAGCCGCCCCTATCCGTGGGATGTCTACTTTCACCGTGCGATAGAGGATGGGAAAGCCCTGTGGCCCGAGCAATTCCCGCTTGCCAAGCTAAAACACAAGAAACAGGAGTTTATTGAGGCTGGACTGGTCAATAAGTTTGCTCAGGAGTATATGAACGATGCTCGGGATATATCTAATGCAGCCTTTAAAATAGATAGAATACAGCACTATAGCGGTGAAAGAAAGCTTATGAATGGTTTTAATTACCTTATGGAGGAGGATGAGGTCATTCCTATCAATATTTATCTGGGTGTTGACCTTGCAGCTACAGCTACCGCTACTTCAGACTTTCAGGTGATACTGGTTATGGGGATTGATTCAAAGAACAATCGTTATGTATTAGAATATTTTAGAGAAAGAATACCCACATTTGATGTTCCAGCTAAGATTATAGAGCTGGCTAAGAAATATAGCCCCGTAAAGCGGGTGACCATTGAGACCGTAGCAGCACAGGAGATGGTTAGGGATATGGTTACTCGTATGAGTGCCAACGAGAAAAGACTAATGCCGGGGATATTTAAGGGTGTTAAGCCACCGGGTAGGATAAAAAAGGAAGATAGGCTGGAAACAACACTTGGCCCTATCGTTAATTCTAAAAAGCTTTTCATACAAAGAAACATGACTGAGATAGTCGATGAGTTCTTTGAACACCCGAAACCTCGTAATGATGATATTATGGATGCCTTATACTATGCGGACTACTTTGCCCGTGCACCCAAGTCACAAGCAACGAGCAAAGAGGGTTTTGCAAATAGTAAACGCAAGGAGAGGCTACTGCCCAGACTTAGAAAGTACAACTGGATGACTGGTGCCAGAAATTAATTATTTAATTGTTGCCTCATTTGACAATTCCTTCTTAGATTCCGAAGGTGTGAAGTGCAACCTCACCCAACTGTTTATAAACATATTTAAAAAAGCTATTAATCCACATACCATATGGCTAAAAGAAAAAGCAGGTTCCCCAGTTACGGTTTAGTACGGGGGGCTTCTCACGCACAAGGCGGTGTTGCTGGCATGGTTGCTGGCGAACAACCCGTTGAACTCGAAGGCGGCGAATGGATAATTCCCAAAGAAGCCGTTCCTGACTATTTACCCGTTTTAAAACAAATTACCAATGAAGGCCGCGCCATGCAGCAGATGGACAATGGCAATACGGCTATGGATGCTTTAATTGCCTCCGCTTCTATGGAAAACGGTATTACCCAACCTAAATCTCCTGTATATCAAGAAGGTGGCGAAGTTGCTCCAACATGGGGTGAAAGATTTATAAGTAGGTTTCCATCTCAACATCAAGACCCAGAAAGAGCGGCGGGACAACAAAGAGCGCTTGCTGGTCTAATAGATTTCTTCGCTCCTCAAAGTGCGGCAGAAGCTGGATTAATGTTAGCCGCTGGCCCAATTATTGGAAAAGCGGGTAGAGTTTTAAAAGGGGCTAAGGGGTTACCTAAATTAAGTAAGAAAGCAAAAGATTTTATCACAAGAAGCAAAGAAGGTGAGCATCTTGAAGAATTTGCTAGGACAGAGCCCGGTATGGCTGGCCCTATAGAGTGGTCTAGAACTAGCCCAAAAACAATTGAGGGGCGGCGAAGATTAGAAGAGGCTAAGCAAGAATACGGAAGACGAAAAAGGCTTTCAGCGGAAGCAGAGAGGTATGAAGCAAAATATGCAGATGATATAGCTCAATCTTTAAATCCTTATGACAATCCACAGGTTGACGTATTTATGGATGATGCTATTTACAATAGTGGTATGGATATTGTAGAGGCACTTGCTGCAAGAAAAGCAAAATTTGGATACGAACAAGGTGGTATGGTTAATCAATACGGACACGGTGGACAAACCTCTCTTAATGGCATAACAGATTTATTGTCAGAGGTAGGTTCAAGGGGTGTACTTGGACAGATGAAGCCTCGCAGACAACAAGAGATGCGTAATCCTGAAGTATATGGCCCGCCAGTCCCTGCAAATTTAGATAGCGTACTTAAACAAATAATGATGAGGGATGTTAATCAAAGCATTAATCCTTTCACTGGTAAGAGTCTTGACTTTGAGGGAGATTCTTTACGTCTATTGCAAAGAATGAACGAATCTAGAGGCGATACTACTAGAACAGGAATGCCCCTTAGTCCTTATGGGCA